TACTTTCTTTGGCATTGTTTTATAGTATTCTATAACCAGCATGTGAAAACCTCCCTTTCACATTTCCGCACCAATTATACATCCCCGGTGCGTATACGCCCTACCTACCTCCCTTCACCTAGCTGACTAGCAATCTCTCTCAACGAGAATATTCATTACTCGAGAGATATTTGAGAGTTTGCTATCGCATCCCACAATAAACGGAATTGTGTCAATGCATGCCAGCTCGGCTACAAAGTTGTCTAGGTCAACCCGATCGAGGCCATAACGTCTGGTAAACAACAACCAAACATCATCGGGAGTACGCCTAGGCATGACTCTACCTTCCCACATCATATCACGACTGACAGTGGTTTTACTGCGATCAATGCAGTTACGGTAAAGTTCAGGTATTAATTCTCCTATTCTCTCACAATACTCACCAAAGAATGGTAAGTACCAGTGACAACGGAAGGAATTAATGGTGCCGGCCAAGTTGCGCCAGCGTGATGTGGATCCAGGCTTGTTAATAGCCCAACCAATTTTAACCATTTGGCGACCGATTTTGGGGCCCCATATATAAGCCCCATCACCAATTGGGTAGAACAGACCGCTGAGAAATTCAACATCATCATATGGTCCATTTATAATTGGAAATCCATCAAACTCATAGCCACAACCATCTTTAATTGCGTCTAGTGTAAATTTGTGAGCTCTTCTGATTGTGCCCTCGATGTCATCAACCTTTCTGTAGTTGATGGCAGCAAACTGGAAAATATCACAAAAAGCGTTCGTGTTCAGATCCTGGGAGATTGAACCGCCGACGCTAGTATCGTCACGACCTGACGTCATTGAGTGGTCAGATGTGTACTTAACGCCATACCTTGTTGTGATTTCTTCATGTCCTTCCTCAAAGTATTCAATAATACTATCTACTAGTTCCTGATGCTGTGATGTGAGCTCAGGGTAAGCCTCGGTAAGGATCTTGTATGCCAATTGTCGATGGTTTTCATAACCTTCGTGCATATGTTTATCATGTCTAACTCCGTCGTCTGGCAGAACAATAGTTGTACCATACAGATTGAGACACGAGATGCAGTCGTCTCCAGCAACAACGCGCCCACCGTATTTTAGCGCGTTGCTGAACCATTGGCCCAATTCGATCGGGTGTGTACCCAAGGCATACCAACAACGGAGTCTCTGAACTCTTATGCCGTTCAGATCTGCCATGTAGGCAATGCCATAGTTGTCGCTCTTATGTGCCTCTTTGATGAGGTTGCCAATGTTGTAGAACCAATAACCATAAGAAACCTTGAAATAGGGTGTTCTGCCCACGATGTTGCGAGGATCTTTATCCTTACCATCACTGAGCTTTTCTATTTTCAAGAAACCTAGGGCCTTGAGCATCTTCTCCATATTGGGCCACATACCATGATTGAGTTCGAGATATGCGTCATTATGAGCAAACTGTTTGGAACTTGGAAAACGTGAGTTCCATTGATCGAAAGTGGCGATAGTCGCATTTTCAATTGTTGAAAAGTTACGTGCAAAATCACATAAATGCTGGCGTGCATATAATTCGAACATGCCCTCGTCGTAATCTGGTCTCTCTGCAATTTGTCTGTTGACGATTGCATGAAGCATATTGTTTTGTGTGGGAGCTGGTACTATTGGAATCCTACTACCAAACACTATGCCTAGAGGGAACAGTTTAGGTTTTTGCATTGCTTTCAATTCATCATAAAAGCCTGTGATTTTGTATGAACAACCCTCCCTAATTTCAAGGAGTGGTCGTTGACTATCATAGCCGGTTAAACCCTCTGTGTAAGTTAGAGGGCCTGTGACATTTATAGGTTGAAACTTGTCTGTTTCGTGAGCTCTCTTGAGTTCGAGATCCACATGTTTCCTTTTAATGGTGCATCTTCGCACACAAACACAATACCCAATTGTGAAAAGTGCGATGACAGCAACCCAAGGTGTTATATAGACAGCTGCCTGTTCAGCGGCTCCGTCTGCCCTAGCTAAAGGGAGCAGGATAACGAAACCGATAAACACGATGATACCCCTGAACATGTTTATATACATGCTGGTGTACCAAACCATTTTAAAGAAGTGGTCATGTGTAACCACAGGCCAACCAAGATACCGAAAACCATATTGGTTCTCAGTTTTCAGCATCTTGAATGGTAATTTTAGATACCAAGTTGTATCTACTTGGTACCAGTATGGGATTGGTAAAAATCCCGGACAAGAAACAAAAACCCAAGTACAAGTTGGTACACCGCTTTGCCAAAAGACTTGCCTTCGCTTATCTCTCTATCAACTTCCCTCCTGGTTTTCCTCCAGAGGAAGGAGAAGGGCAATTTATCAGTCCAGACGGTTGTGTGGACAGATGGGCGGTTTCCAAATGTATTGGCAAGTGCGCGTTGTTGTGAGCTTAGTGCACGTGCTGCCTCAAAATAGATCTGAAGATCTGTATATGGTGCAGCCTTGCTTTTGAAACTCACGCTAGACATGATAGACTTTTCGAGTGCCTCGGTTATCACACGTCCACGCAGTTGTTCGAAACAATGATTCAAGAGTGTTGGATCCAGTGCCACCCACTTATCGGTAAACTTAATGCACAACCTAGTTTTAGCCAGGCTAGCGCATTGTAAATCTCCGAAACGTCCGACAACAGACAGTTTAAACAAAACAGCCTGACTAAGAGGTTGTTTGTAGTCACTTGAGTTGTCAGTGAGGACAAGCTTGTATATGGCACGCCCAGTTTGTTTAAAGTTAGCTACTAACTGGGGTTTAACTCCATTGACAGGTAGTTCCGCGGCTATCCAGTGTTGATCGGGTTCGGTTCGCACAGTTGAACCATCAACTCCTATCATAAAACAGCCTTGGGATCCGACCATTGGCTCATTTGGACTTGGTGTCCAAACAGCTGTCATGTCGCCATATGTATGGTGTAATCCTCTGTAGATGTGATTGCAAATCCATATCTCTCTAACTTGCTCTTTCTCCAAAATTTCACGTGCCGTTGTTGGGTCAATCGGTACATCTAGAGATAGTACAGCTTGCACATCAAAGCAATTGCATTCAACTCCACAAGTTATATTTTCCTCTCTATCATCGTCAAGGGTCTCGGTATAACCATCGACTTTATAATGACAAAAGGGTATCTTGGGATGTGCGTTTGCATTTCTGTGCCTGTGTTGTAGCCAGGCGCGCGACTTGCTCTTGGTGAGATTTTCTAAGACGAATTGGGTTAGATCTCTAGCGGCTCTGTTGAAAGGGTGTGGTCGATCATTAGTGCCGTTAGTTATGTGAATCTTCTCGAATTCTTCTTGCAATGTTTCAAGTTCGCGTTTTGTGACCTTAACATCAAGTTTGAAAGTGTGTTTCTTCTTCTTTGTGTTGTTTTTCTTGCTTTGGTTGGCAGAACTATTTGTTCCCCTACCGTTACCATTGGAATGTTGGGATACTCCATTGGTACTATTGGGGGTGGTGTTGTTACCACCTCCATTCTGCTGTGTAGCAGGTTGCACTGCAGCTGCGTTATTTGAGTTGCTAGTGCTTTGGTTGCCTCCTTTCTGGAGGTCTTGCGTCCCAGTGGACGAGTGTTTTGGGAATTGGGAGACGTCCTTCGGGGCGTCAGGCAAT